GGCCGGGGTCAACACCAAGAGTAGGAGCAGACTTTTCAAATGAGCGTGCAAGGTCAACTGCGTTACCGAGGTTGTTTCCTGCGAGGCCCTTTGGAATAAGCATTGCAGCCATATTCTTAGTTGAGTTAAGAAGATTTTCCTCTGATAGTCCCCACTTCTTAGCGATGTCAGAAATTCTCATCATAGTTTGCTCAGAGAATTTTAGGCGGTCGTTAAATGTGTGAACATCGCCGGTCAAATTTTCTAAGTTTGAACCAACGATATTTGCCATTTGGAGACTTGATTTTTTAAATGATTCGCTGGATTTGATAGCCATTCCGATAATGCCAGCGACACCAGCTTGAAGCCCGAACTGAGACAGGAAAGATTTCCCCATGTTCATGAGGCTCATTACTGCGTTGTCAGCTTCTATCGAAACTTTAGAGACAGCATCTTGCAGCACGCCCGCTTCCGCGATAGCAGACTGAGTTTCAAAACGAAACTCAGATAGGACGTGAAATACTGCATTGCCTACGCTCATGTGTCCCCATTTTCTCTGCGTAGCAATTCATTTACTTCTTCACAGATTATTCCGAATTGCCACGACTCAAGTTCGAGTATGTCTGCCGGTCGTAAGCTAGTATATCGAACCGCCCACGCTATTTGTCGCCAAAGCTTACGACTTCGCTCTTTGGGTCTTCATCTTCCCCTTCAGGCTGTTGTAGCTTGTCGATAAACTTGGCGAGCTGTCTAAATTCAGAAGCAGTAAACAGATCATCAAGGTTCTCTATCTGTGCTTTGTTAACGTCTTTACCGTCGATCTGCACAATCAGCATTTTCATCAGCTCGGTGCTTGAAGTAAACCCAGCAAGAAGATCATTCTTGCCAGATTTTGCGCCCGCCGCTTTCATTGCTAGTTCGTAGTGCTTGATTTTAATATCGCGCAGGAGAACCACTTTTTTGCTGCTTAGAGTAACCTTGTGAACTGACATCATAATTAAACTATCTGCCTTCCCGACGCTTGAAAGTCGACTGTCTTGGTTATTTTTTCGTTCAAGCCAGCAGCCTTGCGACTGAGTTTGAACTGACAGTCAAAATATACATAACTTCGAGAGGTTCCGTCAGCATAATTCTCTGTGGAAATAAATGTGTAATCGCTTACACCAATACCGTTTAAGTTATTCGTTACGAGAGCGTCGATAAAATCTTCGACTCCCGCATCTTTAACTTCCATTTCCAAATTACCAGACCAGCCTTCAATGCTTTGATCGCCTTCGCCGCGAGCTTGGCCCACGTAGAAAGCGCGAGAGAATGTAGAGTCCATATTAACGTTGACACTTGTGATGTCGATAATATTAGACAATGCACCGTTTTCAAAAACCTTGAACTGTCCCTGATGTCCGCGAATTGAAGCAGCCATTGTTTAGATTCCTTTCCTTAAGATTCTTGCTCGGTAACAACCACTGTTTCACCGATTTGCGCTTTAATAACAATGTAACGCATAGAGCTGTAAATACGTTGCTTCCAGATAATATAGAAGAAACCTAGCCCAATGCTTAAATCGGTATTCGCGCCTTCTGTGTCGATAAGTTTAGCCTTACCACCTTTGACTTCGTTGTCCTTCGGCAGGATTCCAAGGTTTTCTTGGCTCTCAACGAAAGAGGTGATAGCACCTTTAACCGCTGTGCGATTTGCTTTAGAGTTGACAGCATTTTGATAATTTTTCATGAAGCGAGCTGCACTTGCTGTCAAGTAGTCAGCCATTCTTCTGCGCAGCACTGTGATCTTAGAGCTGTCTGCAATCTGTGTAACAATTCCAGATTTAACTTTGAAACCGATGTCAGCATCGAATTCAAATGCAGAGATACCAGCATCTTTAAGCTGAATATACTGCGAACGAGAAATCGGAAGTTTAAGACTTGTGACACCCGCAAGGTACTGAGTATTTTTTGCAAACGCTGGGTCAATGTTTGGAGCAGTTTGTGACAAGATGCTTGCCATCCACGAAGCAGGAGAAGTCATCGTGAGCACACCGTCTAGGCTTGTTTCGACCCAAGGATATGCGTATATAAGCCTTCCATCAGTATCACGTTTATCAGAAACGTCAGTGATTGCGGTTGAAACTGAGTCGCCCTCTGCACCAGCCAAGATGCACATTTTATCTTGTGTAGCTGCCGCGTGAGTTTTGAGATACCCGTTTCTTGTGTCGTTGTACGAATCAAGAAAAAGAAAGTTTCCTGCACCTTCGACTTCTGCTTTAGCAATTGCCGCTGAGTAATCAGCATCAACTACTGATCCATCAGAACCGCTTGCTAGGTTAGTAGCCGCTGCGTTCGCTGGTTGAGCTGAAGTTGCTAATACAGTTACATCGACAAGCTTAGAGCCGCCGAATGTTGAAGAGGTGATTGCCGCAACTAAAACGTTGTCGTAAACCTCAACAGGAAGAACTGCACCAACCGAAGTATCTTCAACGGTGTATTTTTTACCAGTTGTTGATCCAGCCGCGATAGTAACTTGAATGCTGTTACCGTAAACGCCTTTGAATTTCGCATCAAACTTGATGATGTCAACAGGAGTACCGCCGCCATCGTCGAAAGTTTTTGTTGCCTTCGCAGAAGAGGTTGGCTCTACGCGAATAATTTTTAGTGCGCCCATTTTTTTGTTGCGAAGCTGGACGTTACCTAGGTAACTAGATTTTCCATAAGCTTCGTGAAGCTCGCCAATGCTTCCAATTGGCTCTAAAGTAAATGGACCACGTTGAAACTGGCCCACTAAGATTGCTACGTTTGTTTTTGCGCCCTGAATATTGGCAGGGGGAGCAGATTCATCAATGACAATTCCATCCAAATCATCAAACTCGGTCGGGTCATTGGTGCGAAAAATTCCCATTTTAAACTCCTTAAAAGTTACTCAATTTCGTCAGGCATCTCGAACTGTAATTCCGGCGGTTGAGTGATAATATAGTCTGTCTTACCTAGTATAGCATTGCAAGTCAGTATAGCATCAACCGTCACTCTCCAAGCTTGCGTTTGACTCGCTACTTGGTCATCCTCGTATCGAAAACCTGTCATGACGATATTACACCATTCATTATAGTAGTTTTCGAGCTGTAAGCGAAGCCCCATTGGTTCGATTTGTTTATGAAAGGCTTTAAAGAACAAGTCATAGTAAACAGCCCGCTCAACCTTGGTTTTTGCCCAAATATCAAATTGCAAAGTCATGTCATATTGACCAACGACATACACATTATCGGCTTGGTTGACTTCCAAGTCCGTAGCACCTTGTGTGCGAAGCCTTGGCGGGTAAGCTTGAAAATTTGGCTCTTTTGTCAGGATGGTTAAGCTCGGATATTTGAGTGTAATGTTGGCACTTGGCCACTCAGTAAGAACTTGCTGAATACCTTCGATATTGGCAAGGAAATGCTCTTTGATTTTATCGACGCTTACTTTTGTAAATTCACCAGCCATCTACGGTGCTCGCTCCAATTCCATTTTTATATTTTCCATAATCTTAGGCATCATCTTCTGTAAAATCAAATGGGGTTTCATGCCTTCAGCCTTGATTTTATTCTGGGTGTATTTAGCCAGTGCCCACACACGCGGCGAATAGTTCGGTGGCTGGCTGGAATCCTTTGTAACCCTCTTAGCCCAAGCGAGTAAGGGACCAATCGGTGGGGTGAAAGGACGTGCGCCAAACTCAATGATAGGCGCGTGTGGAGCAGTGTTACCGATGATCGCGAAGCGTTCATCAACACTAAAGTCCCATGAGTTTGCATATAGTCCAGTATCCACAGGAGAAGCTTTTACGAGATCGGGGATGCTACGCTGAATCCCCCTGATAAACGCTTCTTTCTGCCCTTTCAAAAGTTCGATTTTAGAATACTTTCCAAGACGCTCAGGGAAATCCTTAAGACTTATTTGCTCCTTAACGCTAATCTTGGTTGAACTCAACTGCTACCCCTTGGCGTTACTTTTCTGATTTGTACGTTCCAAGTTATGTAGCTCTCTACCACTGAAATTACTTGGTAGAGCTTATCATTAAGTTCGTAAAATTTTTCTACCGCTGGATCATCTTGTTCGAGCGAAACATCTTTTTCGTTCGGGTAAGACTGCTTCGAGCAGTTGGTTAGAATCAAATCACCACGCTGATAGTTACCACCTTGAAGGGCAAGTAAATCATGCGAAAGGTTTTTAATTCCGGGTGAAGGCAGGAAAGGCTTTTTGTCGAT